GGAGGTTTCCGATGAGCTATATAAAAAGATACAAGAGAAAGGCTCTGATGAATGGAATAATTTATACGATGAAATATCAGGCGATACGGAAATATACGAGCACTTTGATTCTAAAGATACACAGCTAGAAATAGAAGTAATAGGTTAACTGACGAGGCTTAAATAGCCGAAACCCCTCCGGGGGTCTTAACCAAAAAACACAGAAAAAATGCAAACCGTAAAGCAAATTATCGAGACCCTTACCGCTAACGAGTACGAAGCTTTAATGCTGGTAATTAACGAGTATTCCCCTACAGATATAGCCTGCTATCAAAAAAGACTTACCCCCTCTCAAAAGGGTACATTCGGTAGCCTTGTAAAGAAGGGGCTTATCTTCGACTCTTACGCTGGATGGGGACACGATGACCCAGACCACCAAGAAGGTAACTGGTTTCCTACTGATGAGACTACAGAAGCTCTAGGCCTCCCCTTGCATAGAGGATACTAAAAAAGCGCCCCCCTAACCCGGGGGCTCTTTTTTTTAACAAAGATTTGTTTTTATTAAATAAGCTTATATATTCGCCTCATTCAAAACCGAAACGATGAAAGCCTTAATTAAGAATTACGACCTCTGCACTTCGGCTCAGCTTAAGACTGCCGAAAGTATCTACGCAGAATGTATGCAGCCCAGCGGCGCTCTGTGCTTTATGTGCGAAACCTTCGACGGGCATCCCTACCTAAGAGCTCTGTACCAAAGCGAGGTACTATACCTCCAGCTAGAAGCTCACGTAGATAACTACGTAAACGTATTCGCTAAGATTAAAATATATACGGACGGCTCCTGGAGCGGTAAGTATTCAACCTCTCACTATTTCGAGAGCTACAGTATTTAAGACTAATTTTAATTCCTTTAATTATGCCTACAAGCAAAATTCAAAGCGCTACCCCCGAAGGTAGCTGGAAGGAGTTTTACGTTTTTAACGTAATGCTCTCCGACGGTTCAAACGGTAAAGTATTCTCTAAAAGCCCACAGCTTCGCTTTGCTGTTGGTGAAGAGGTAAATTACGTTAGGAACGAAAAAGGGAACCTCAAGCTAGATAAAGCAGGTTATGAGCGTTCCAATTATAACGCCCCACAAGCTGCGCCCGCAGCTGCTGCGCCACAAGCTCCAGCGCAAAGCTCTACAGCTTCTAACGCTGGAGGCTATAAGATGAGCCCAGACCGCGAGGCGAAGATTATTAAGCAGAGCTGCTTAAGTTCAGCTGCTACGGTTTTCCAAGGCCGCCAAGCTTCCGCTAAAGAGGTTATTATTCTAGCTGAGCAGTTCGTAGCTTGGGTAAACGGTGAGACCTCCGCGGCTCACTTTACAGCTGGTAACGATGACTTACCTTTCTAACGGCCAGCTAGAAAAGGTAGAGCGAGCGCGTCTCTACGTGGAGTACCTCCACAAGGAGCGCGCTAAGCTCGCCTCTATAGAGGTGGACCGCCTTTTTATGGAGGTCCTAAACCTCTTAAGTATGAAAGAACTAACCAAAGAAAGCCTTTTAAATGCAGAGCTTAAAGACTTATAAGACCTTAGACGGCAAAAGCTGGGACCGTAACGAGCTTCTAGAAAAGATGCTAGACGATAGCTTCTATTACGGTTACTTAGGGGAAAATGCCTTTAGCTCTACAGCTATTAAGCAAATGCTCAAAGGTCCCAAAGCGTACCGAGATTCGCTTTACAATAAGCAAGAAGAAACGCAGGCGCTTAGAGACGGTAAGCTTATTCATACGCTACTTCTAGAGCCAGAGCGCGAAGGCGAGTATACGGTTATTAAAGTAGCTTCTAAAGCCTCCAAGGCTTATAAAGAAGCTGCTAGCGAGAACGGTAAAGAGACCACGGTAACAGCTGCAGAAATGCAGAACGCCAAAAACATAGCCGCCGCGGTCCGACAGAATGGCTTTGTAAATAAGATTTTAGAAGAGAGCCATACCGAGCGCCCAGCCTTTGGGTATATTAACTACTTTCCCTTTAGAGCGAAAGCAGATATTATACTACCGGGCGAAGGTATCTACGATTTAAAAACGGTAACAGATATTCACTCCTTTCGCTGGAATGCTAAAGCCTTCGGATATGACGTACAAGTATATATTTACTGTATGCTCTTTAATATCCCTTTTACTCGCTTTAAGTTTATAGTAGTAGATAAGAAGAGCTACGAGCTGGGTTACTTTTCCGTAAGCGAAGAGTTTTATAGAAATGGAGCTGTAAAAGTAGCTAAGGCTTTAAACTTATATACGGAGTACTTTAAAGAAGGAAAACGTATAGAAGACCACCTTTTAACGGGTGAACTCTAACGGCTTGGAGGGGCGCGGGTTTTTGTGTTTTGGTTTTACTCTTGCGTAAGCAAGTAGCGCCCCCCAAGCTTTTTTTATACGTTATGAATATCGAAGTAATACTAGAGAATATGCCCAGCTTAAATATGTACTATAGCGGCAGGCATTGGACCTACAGAAAAAAGAAGAAAGACGATGCAAGGAACAGAATTAAAGAGCAGCTGGCTAAGTGCGAAGGAGGACCTTATAACTGTTGTGAAATTGTACTTATTAGCTCTTATAGGTACGATTTGGATAACTGTATTATTGGTGTTAAACATTTTAACGACGTTATTAAGGAGCTCGGATACATTAACGACGATTCTCCTAAGATTGTTAAAAGAGTTACGCTTTTATACAGCTCTACTAATCCAAAGGCTACAGCCATAATAAGAGCCCACCTATATAACGAGGGATAAAGTTATTTAGCACCTTTAAGACCAAAGACTAAGGCGATGCGGCTCAAAGTGTAAAACAAATGAGCCACAAAGTGTAAGATAAAAACACCACAAAGTGTAAAATAACCCCTTAATGATGGAATTTAACACCAACGAGAAATAAAGGGTACGAATGGACCTAAAGAACTTAAGAGCCGACTATACGACTTTAAGAACAACGGAAACAGATAAGCGCAGATTTAAGCTAGAAGTAGTTAAAGTAGGCGGTAAGTGGAAAGTAAAAAACAAATTAAACGGAACATACCTATATACCTGCGACAGCCAGCAGCGAGCTTTTGACCTGCTAGAATGCGCCAATAACTACCCCTTTAAATGCAGGAAATAAATAAAGGAGATATAGCAGAGCTGTACTTTATGGCCCGAGCTATGGAGCTGGGCCTTAAAGTAACAGTACCTCTAACGCATAATATCCCTTACGACGTGGCTACCGATAACGGCCAAGGCCTTAAGCGTATCCAGATAAAGAGTACTACGTACCAAGAAGACCCGGGTACCTTTTGCGTAAGTGTAGGTAAAGGAATGAACTATAAAGAGCGCTATAAGCTCGGGCAGTTCGAGTATTACGCCCTTAACATAGTTCCGTTAGACCTCTGGTATATAATCCCGCAAGAAATAATAAAAGTTAAAAAGATAAGAATACGCCCGCAGCGCGAAAGCTGCCGATTTAAAGACTTTAAAGAAGCTTGGACCCTCTTATTATGACCGCCACAGAAGCTGCAGTAAACTACATTAAGGCGGGCTTTAGCCCCGTTCCCTTAATCCCTAACCAGAAGCGCCCAGCTCTTAAGGATTGGACCCGCTTTAAGGAGAGTCCTATAGGTATTCAAGAAGCGGAAGAGCTTTTTAATAATACCAATAGCTTAGGGCTTATCTGTGGCTACCAAGGTCTAGAGGTTTTAGATATAGATTCTAAGAACTTCGAAGGAAACGAGTACGAAGAGTTCCTAGAGCTTTTAAACGCTAACGCCCCAGAGCTTATAAGTAAGCTCGTTATCCAACATACGCCCAGCGGAGGTAAGCACTTTATATATAAGTGCGACAAAGTAGAAGGAAATAAGAAGCTAGCTAAGAATACTAAGAAAGAGGTAACTTTTGAAACTCGAGGCGATGGAGGACAGATAGCCGCTTACCCTTCGCCGGGGTATAGGATAGAGGGCAAGCTATCTAAGTTAGAAAAAATTACCGAAGCAGAAAGAGAAATTTTACACTTATGCGCTCGGGAAATGGACCGAGTACCTCCCGCAGAGGTTATAAGCCCAGTAGGTAGACAGTACTCAACCTCTACCGACCTTACTAAGCCTTGGGACGACTATAACAGTAAGACAGACGTAACGGAGGTACTTCTTTCTTACGGCTGGACTATCGTAAGGGACAGCACTAAGTATATCTATCTTAAACGCCCCGGCGTTACTTCTGCAGAATGGAGCGGGAAAGTCTTTAGAGATACGGGACTTTTTTACGTATGGACCACTAGCACCGAGTTTGACGCGGAGCGCAGCTATACAGCCTTTCAAGCTCTAGCTATACTTAAGTTTAATAGCGACTTCCAAGAAGCCGCCCGCTTTCTCGTAGCTGAAGGCTACGGAGAAAAGCTAGAGCGGCACGCAGAGACCATAACTAAGCCCGTAGATATATCCGAGCCCGACGAAATAGAAAAGCTCTTAGATGGCTTTATTTTAAGTCCAGAGCTGGAGATAGCTAACCCCGAGCCAGTACTTAGCTTTATAGTGGATTATGACCTATATACCTTAGGGACCTTCGGTAACTTTTCACTAGTTCAAGGAAAGGCCAAGAGCCGCAAAAGCTATTTCCTAAGCTCTCTAGCTGGCGCAGCTCTAAGTAATAAGATTTGCTGCCAGAGCTTAAGAGGGCACCTTACTACAGAGACAGTACTTTATTTCGATACGGAGCAGGGAGATAGCCACGCCCAAAGAGTACAGCGCCGTATACTTTCTATAGCTGGATATAGCTTTAATAAGACGCATAGCCGCCTAAAGTATTTCGCCCTTCGTAAGATGGATACTAACGAAGAAAGGCTACAATTTATAAAGACAGCTATTAGCTACTACGAAAAGAAGGAAATACCCTTAGGCCTCGTTATTATAGACGGTATAGCCGACGTAGCTAAGAAAGGCGTAAACGACGAAGAAGAAGCGACAGCTATAGCCTCCCTGCTTCTTAAAATGAGCGCGAGCACTAAAGCGCACTTTATAGCAGCTATTCACGAAAATAAAGGAGATAAGAACGCTAAAGGGCACTTAGGTGCCTATTTAGTGCAAAAAGCAGAAACCGTATATAGCGTATATAAAGAAGACGATACTACCTATATAAGCGGAGAGTATACCCGTAATAAGAGCTTTCCAGAAATGGCCCTTAGCGTAAGCAAAGAAGACGGCATTATTATAGAAAAGAAAATAGGGGAATCTAAAGGCAAGAACTGGACCAGCTCCGACGAAGACCGTATAGCTCCTATCCTTCATAATATGACTATTACAGAAGCTGTAAAACATCTTAAGTATAACGAGGACTGCACCCCTACCGAAGCAGAAGCTTTTATATATGGCCTTCAAAAACATAATTTAGTTATCTTAGAAGACCACGGAAGAAGAAGACTTATACGCTTTAAAGAATGAAAGAGCCTTATTACATTAAAATAGACCGCGGCTTCTGGGTCCAAGTACCACCAGATAAAACGGAAGAAGAGATAAGAGCTAAGTACGAAAAGTACCTAAAAGAGAGAATACCCCGCTCTTCTGCTCTGTTTTATTTTGATTACGACGTTTTTTATTACTAACCCTAGCACGTTTAAAAATGAGAGACCTTAATAAAATTATACTGCATTGCAGCGCTACCCAAGAAGGGAAAGACTACAGCGTAGAGACTATACGCGGCTGGCACCTTAAAAGGGGCTGGCGCGATATAGGCTACCACTACGTTATAAGACTAAACGGCGATATAGAAGCCGGAAGGCCCTTAGAGCAAATAGGAGCCCATACGCAGGGACAGAATACGGGAAGTATAGGAATATGCTATATAGGCGGTATTACTGCAGACGGTAAGCCTAAGGATACTCTAACAGCTAAGCAAGAGAATGCCTTAGTTAATCTTATCGCGGACCTCCGTAAGCTCTACGGTCCGCTCACTCTCCACGGCCATAACGAATACAGCTCTAAAGCCTGCCCGAGCTTCAAGGTCCCCGAGAAATTCCCCCGCCTACTAAAGTGAACGAAACGCAGCTATTTTGGCGGCTTAAGGACGCTTACTTCCCAGACATAGAAGCTACGACGGCCTGGGGAACGTATGACTGTTTAAGCCACTCTCGTAAAATTCTAATAGAGCTTAAATGCAGACGCAGGCACTACGAAGAGCTTATAATAGAAAGAGAGAAATACGAAAAGCTTTTACTACTTTCGGCCCTTCGTAAATATAGAGCCCTCTATATTTGCAGCACCCCTAAAGGTACGTATAGCTGGAACCTTAACGAAATGACGGAACCCGATTGGTTTTACGTAGAACTTCCAGCGGTAACAGACTTCGAAGGCGAAGAGAAAAGAGTAAAAGAAGTAGGATACTTAAAAATATCTCTAGCTATTAAGCTAGAGTTTAATTTAGAAAATGAGTTATAATAATAACCCAGAGCATAAGCGCTTAATAGATGAGGTGCTAAAAGAAAACGCCGAACTCTTCCAGCAGCTAGGAAAGAGCAACAGTAAAAAAGAATACGAAGAAGCTAAAGCTAAAGAAGAAGAAAATTTAAAGCGGGTCTATAAACTGGACCCGCTCTTTATCTCCTTCCTTATTAAACATAGAACCTAAAGCCTATGCCTACTATACCTAAACGGGGAACTCCTAAGCCGTGGATAGTCAAACGTAAGCCCACCTTCAAAGGAAATGAGGGCCCAGACGCGGACTTCTACAACTCGAGAACGTGGAGAACTCTTAGAAAATACGTACTAAGCGGGGAACCCCTCTGCAGAAGCTGTGGGGTCCCCGCTCAAGTAGTGGACCATATTAGGCCCATAAGCCAAGGCGGCGCGAAATTAGATATAGAGAACCTTCAGCCTTTGTGCTCGCGCTGCCATAATAAGAAGAGCTCCAAAGAAGGAAGAGAGAAGATGCGCGAGAGCCACGACGAAGAAAACGAATAGGTAGGGGGGTATGCAATCTAACAACTTTTTGCTGTACATCGACGGCCCAAAGTGAAACGCATACGCTGTCAACCTCGGTTCCCTTTTTAGAACCGTTCTAAATAACCTAATATGGCAAGTCCAAGACCAGTACCAGAAGAAATAAGAAAGGCCCGCGGAACGCTCCGCAAGGACCGCACGAACCCGAATAAACCGAAGCCAATAGCTGGTAAGCCAAAGGTCCCGGCTACGCTAGGGCGCGTAGGTAAAAGGTACTGGGAGTATTTAATAGGCGTACTTCACCAAATGAATATGCTAAGCCGCAGCGACGAAACAGCTATAGAGCTTACGGCTAAGACTTACGAGGAGTGGCACGAGGCGCAGCTTACGTTAAAGAAGGAGGGGCAGTATTTCGAGACAGTAAATACGCAGGGAGCTAAGGTACTTAAGGTGCATCCAGCTTGGCAGGTGCAGGCCGACGCTTCGCGCCGTCTTAGAATGATGCTGCAGGAGTTCGGGCTTACTCCCTCTTCTAGAGGGAAGGTAAGCGCGAACCCCGAAGAGGTAGAGGATATAGAAGACCTTTTATAATTATGTACAGCGAAGAGAAAGCGCAGCGCGTTATAAACTTTATAGAAAAGCTTACGACCCATACGAAGGGCGAGCTAGCTAAGCAGCCCTTTATTTTGGAAGAGTTCCAGCGGGATATTATACGCGATATTTTCGGGAACCTTGACGAGAACGGGAATAGGGTTATACGTGAAGCTTTCCTTTTCTGGCCTCGTAAAAATGGTAAGACTAATTTCTTAGCTAGCTTAGGTCTTTATATGTTGCTAGCTGACGGTGAGCCCGGGGGCGAGATTATCGTAGCTGCTGCCGATAGAGCCCAGGCGGGTATGATTCACGAAATACAGAAGCAAATGGTATTACAAAGCCCCTTACTTAGTAAGAAGCTCAAGGTATACCGTAACAGTATAGTAGCTCCAGACGGCAGCTTTATACAAGCTCGAAGCGCGGACGCGGATACGGCGCACGGCTATAACGCTAACTGCGTTCTTATGGACGAGCTCCACAGCCAGCCCAACCGCGACCTTTACGACGTTCTAAAAACGTCGATGGGCGCGCGGCGTTCTCCTTTGTTCTTAAGTATTAGTACCGCCGGATTTGATAAGCAGAGCATTTGCTACGAGGTTTACGACTATGCTAAGAAGGTAAAGGAGGGCGTAATAAATGACCATACTTTCTATAGCTCTATTTTCGAAGCTGAGCAGGAGGACGATATTTACAGCCCGGACACTTGGAAGAAGGCTAACCCGGGTTACGGAATTACAATTAAGCCCGAGTATTTAAGCGCGCAAGCTGAAAAGGCTAAAGCTTTGGTAAGCTACGAGAATACCTTTAGGAGACTCCACCTAAATCAATGGACTAGCTCCGAAGAGAAATGGATAAGCGACGAAGACTGGATGCAATGCTTAGGAGACTTTACAGAGGCAGAGCTAGAGGATATGGAATGTTACGCGGGCTTAGACTTGGCGAGCGTAGAAGACTTAACCTCCTTCGTACTTCTGTTTACTTCTGGCGATAAGTTTAGGGTACTGCCTTACTTCTTCTGCTGTGAGTACCAAGTAGAGAAACGCAGGAACCGTACCGGGGCGAATTACGATAACTTCACCAAGAAAGGAGAGCTCTATTTAACCGGGGGAAATACTACGGACTATAATTATATAAGAGATTTTATTTTGCAAGCTGCTGAGCGTTTTAACATAAAAAAGATAGCTTTCGATAGATGGAACTCTAGCGCTCTTATTTCGGACCTCGTAGAAGCTGGCT